TTAGATATACCAGTTGTATTATCTGCCATTGCACCACTTCCTATTGCAACGTTTCCACCACCAGTAGTGTTTAAATACAATGCTGCTCCACCAATTGCAACGTTACCGTTACCGCTTGTATTGGTAAACAATGCAGCGTTTCCAATTGCTAGGTTACTGTCTCCACCAGTTGCATTTTGCATTGCTTGTGAACCAATTGCAGTGTTATAGTTAGGTGTTGCAGCATTAGAATATGCGGAGTTACCAATTGCTAAGTTATTAGAACCAGTAGTAAGACTTTGTCCTGCGCCAGTACCAAAAAGCAAGTTGTTGCTTCCAGTTGTAATATCTTCTCCAGCGCTAAAACCAACTGTTGTATTTTGGTCACCAGTAGTGACAGCAGCTAATGCTCTGCCACCTATTGCAGTATTAAACTGTGCACCGCTTGGACCAGTTGGACCAGCGTATTGACCACCAGCATCAACACCAAGTGCAGTGCTATAGCCTGGACTACTATTAGTGTATAGATTGTTTGCTGCTGGGCCTGTTGGACCTGTCACCGTGGAAGCAGCTCCTGTGGCTCCTGTAGCACCTGTAGCTCCTGTTGGTCCTGTTACTGTAGACGCTGCGCCTGTTTGACCAGTTGGACCAGTTGGACCAGTGTCACCTTGTGTACCAGTTGGTCCCGTAGGACCTGTAACGGTTGAGTTAGCTCCAGTAGCACCCGTAGGTCCAGTGTCACCAGTTGGACCTGTAGCACCCGTAGGTCCAGTTACCGTAGAGTTAGCTCCAGTATATCCCGTTGGACCAGTAACACCTGTTGCTCCAGTTGCACCAGTTGGTCCAGTAATTGTAGAAGCAGGACCAGTATATCCTGTATAGCCAGTCGGACCAGTAGCTCCTGTTACACCTGCAGGACCTGTGGGTCCTGTTACTGTAGATGCAGCACCTGTGGCTCCTGTAGCACCAGTAGGTCCTGTAGCGCCAGTTGCTCCTGCGCCTGTTGCGCCTGTTGGGCCAGTACCACCAGGACCTGTAGCTCCAGTGGCTCCTGTTGCTCCAGTAGGGCCCGTTGTTGTAGTGGTTACTAAGTTCCAACCACCAACTGATGTACTGTAAACCCAGGTAAAATCGCCAGCAGAAAATATCTGACCATTAACTGGTGAACTTGGAAAATCTATCGCTGCCATTAGTTACCTACTCTACTTTGAAGTTCTGCGACTTGTGCTGCTAATTCTTGTACTGCCTTTACTAATATAGGATAAGTTTTCATTGGGTCCGCTTCTAACATATCAGGATTGTCTTTGTGAACTAGTCTCGTATATTCTTCATATCCAAATGTTTCTTGAACTGTATCTAATTCTTGAGCAATAAAACCAAAGTCTTTTCTTCCGACAAAAACCTCATTAATAATTTCATTTCCGTCTTCGTCTATCTTTGGTCGACGATTCCAATCAAACATAACTGGACGCAATGCTTTAATATAATCTAATCCTAATGGAATATTTTGTATATTTGATTTATCTCTAGCATCTGACAATGAAGATATTGTAGTGTCATTGCAACGAAGGTTTGTTATAGAGTTATTTCCCAATGTAAAGCTGTTGCTTGTGTTGCCGGCTGGAGGAGTTGCATAATATCCAAGGCAAGTGTTATTGCTGCCAGTTGTTCCTCCTCTACCAGCATTTGAACCAAGTGCAGTATTTTGAGTTCCAGTTGTAATACTGTATGAAGCTAAAGCTCCAACTGCAGTATTGTTATCTGCAATGCTTACGTTCAATGCATAATAACCAATAGCAGTATTTCTATTTGCTGTTACGTTAGACCTTAAAGCATAAGCACCAACTGCTACGTTATTTGTTCCAGTTGAGTTTGAATACATTGCGGCATAACCGATTGCTGTATCGCCACCAGTTGAGTTTGATTTCATTGCCCAATAACCGATTGCTGTAATTCCAGTCCCAGTAGTTCCGCGACCAGCAAGATTACCAATTGCTACGTTATCAGTTCCAGTTGCATTTAAACTTAAAGCTTCTAAACCTATTGCTACGTTAGTCCCACCAGATGTTATTGCTTTTCCTGCGTCGTGTCCTATTGCAACGTTATTTAATCCAGCAGGCGACGTTCCATTCATTGCCTGATAACCCATACCTACGTTGTATGGTGAAACTATGTCAACAAATGTAGCAGGTGCTAAACCACTTGGACCAGTAGGACCCGTAGGACCTGTTACAACTTGTGCTTGAAGAACCCATACACCTGGCGTTGAATCCCATACCCATGAAAAATCGCCGGCTGTAAACACTTGTCCGTTTACTGGTGAGCTTGGAAAGTTAATCATTATTACTCCTTGTTATTGACTTAAAACGCCTGAAGCAAATGCGTGCTCAGCGACTTGTGTATAGCTTAACGTAGATTTATACATAACTAATTCATCAAAGTATGCATTAATAGTTGGGTCAAACCTTGCACCACCAGTAAAAGGGTCTGGATAAGAAGCCACTAATGATATTTTATTATTTAATGGATAAGCTGGATAATATTGTGGCCAAGTATATGGAGCAAATGTTTTTTCTAATTTCAATGTGCCATTAATATACAATCTAGACCTAGTTGATTCGTAAGTATAAACAATATGGTACCATTTATTATAATCAATTGTTACACCAGTATCACCAGCTATACCAATAGTAAATATATTCCCTACCCATGCAGTTACATCAAAATTGCCACCAGCAGTTTGTGTTATTAACATTCCCCAACCTAAAGCATTTGCTTCTTGTCTACCGTAAGTAAATCTACTTGTATTATCTCCAAGTTTTATTACACATTCCATTGTAAATGCATTAGCATTATTTATATCTCTACCAAAAGGTTCATTTAAATATTGATTTCCACCTGAATAAATACAGTTATATGGGTAAACTCCATTAGAATCTGTTGTATAAATAGCATAGTTACCAGAATAATTTACAATTCCAGTACTTTGCCAATTTACAGTTCCAAAAGTTGTATCAAAATCCATATTATAAGTATTTAAATCAATTGCAGAACTTCCATAATTATGTACATTAACAGGACCTGTATCGTTTGATTTCCACCAACCAAATGGATTATCAGCAGCTACGGTAGTAAGCCAAGCTATTTCCAAACTTCTGTTTGCAGAAGAAACAATTCCAGCAGTTGATGGCATTAGACTGACAAGTCTCCAAGTAATAAGTAATTATTTGATGACAAGCAAAGCAATGTAGCAACTGAGTATTGTGCGCGGAACTTAAGTCCTGGTGTTCCATTTATTGTTACGCTTGATGCAGCAATTGTTACCTGACCAGCACCGAGTTGAGCAAAGTCAATTCGTTGTCCAGCAGCCAATGCAGTTGAAGTATTAACAGTAGCAGTTATTGATGCGGCATTTGATAGTGTTACTAATTTTCCAGCGTCACTATTTGCTACAGTATAAGTTGTTCCTGTTTGCGTATTGATTGTTTGCGCGCTATCCCATACACCAGCTGCTCCAGTTGCTCCTGTTACTCCTTGTGAACCTGTTGGCCCCGTGAGTCCAGTAGGCCCTGTTGGACCCGTGACTCCTTGTGGACCAGTAGGGCCTGTTATTGATGGACCTGTGTAACCAGTGTAACCAGTAAACCCAGTGTAGCCAGTGTAACCTGTCGGCCCAGTTGGACCAGTATATCCAGTTGGACCAGTAGGGCCTACGTTTGCTTGACCATATTCAACCCACTGTGAACTAGTTCCATCATTGTAATAAACAAAGCTTCTACCTGTTGATGAATCGTACCAAGTTTCTCCATTTTGTGGAGTTGATGGTGGAGTGTCTGAAACTACGAACATTCCCGTAGGACCAGTGTAACCTGTGTAACCCGTGTAACCAGTGTAGCCAGTAGGTCCCGTGTAACCTGTAGGACCAGTCGGGCCAGTTATAGCTGGGCCTGTATAACCCGTATAACCAGTTGGTCCCGTGTAACCTGTATACCCAGTAGGTCCAGTAATTGCTGGGCCTGTATAACCTGTATAACCCGTAGGTCCTGTAAAGCCCGTTGGCCCTGTTGGTCCAGTTATAGCTGGGCCAGTAGGTCCAGTAAATCCAGTTGGTCCTGTTATGGCTGGGCCAGTGTAACCAGTTGGTCCCGTAATGGCTGGACCTGTTGGGCCCGTGAAACCAGTAGGGCCAGTTACTCCAGGTCCTGTAGGGCCAGTAATGGCTGGACCCGTAGGACCCGTAAATCCTGTCGGTCCTGTCACAGTTGATGCGGCACCTGTAGGACCAGTAGGACCTGTAAGTCCAGTTGGACCTGTATAACCAGTAGGTCCAGTTACCCCAGGACCTGTAGGACCTGTAACTGCTGGTCCCGTATAACCCGTGTAACCAGTAGGTCCTGTGAATCCTGTATAACCCGTATATCCTGTAGGACCAGTAAAGCCTGTGTAACCAGTAGGACCTGTGTAACCAGTAGGTCCAGTAAAACCTGTAGGACCTGTAATACCAGGACCAGTAAATCCAGTTGGGCCTGTGTAACCTGTTGGACCCGTATAACCCGTAGGCCCTAAGTTGGAGTTACCAAACTCAGCCCATTGAAGTCCATTAACATCTTGATAATTAAGATACGTTCTACCATTAGTTGAGTTGTACCAAACATCAGTTGCACCTGCACCTGTTGGAGCTGTTTCAGAAACAATAAACTGTCCAGCACCTGTTGCTCCTGTGGCACCAGTCGCGCCTGTAGGGCCTGTAGGGCCCGTGAAACCTGTGTAGCCCGTATAGCCAGTCGGTCCTGTGAAACCAGTATAACCTGTAGGACCTGTTGGTCCCGTATATCCAGTGTAACCTGTTGGGCCAGTTACGGTAGATGCAGCACCAGTATATCCTGTAGGTCCCGTGTAACCAGTTGGACCTGTAGGACCAGACAAACCTGTTGCTCCTGTTGGACCCGTATTAACCCATGCTAGATTATTCCAGTTAGTAGTACCGTCACCAATTTTAAAGCCAGGACCAGGAGCTGTTGCTGTTGCAGGACCTGTTGCAGGAATGGTTTGTGGTGGGCCTGCATCAATGCATATACCCATTTCGCCGGCCATCAAAATTGGGTTGTAGTTGTACCAGTTAGCCTGGGTATCTCTACGCATTTGAACTAATACAGCCATTTAAAATCCTCTTCTTTTTATAATATCTCTTCTTTGGTCAAGTACATATTCTGCTGGTGATGTTCCAGCTGCACCTTGACTTGCGTCAAAGGCCCCTACGGCTACTACACAAGAACCAGTCGCTGCTGCTGAGCTAACATTACTTGCTACCTTAGTATAAGTAAATGTAGTTGTGGTTGGTACTGTTGCTATTGTATAGGTTCCATCAAACGTATTATCAATATTAGAAACATAAACGCTTTGTCCTACGGCAAATCCATGGGCAACTGGCGTTGTTAATGTGACAATATTTGATGTCAATGCTTTATTAGAAACTTTAACTCCTGCTGCCAGTGGTGTGGCATCTGGTGCAATGAGATAGTGGAATTGAATTGATAAAGCCGCGCCGCCATCAACAATTGTTTCATCTTGGTGGTCAACGAGCAAATTATCTTGCTGATTCTGCAACTCTCTTTTAAGAGTATTCATCATACGGGAAATCAGTACGTTGCTGTTACCCTGAATAACATCATTACCTGGGGCGGTCCAGACTGCTCTCACGTTTAATTACCAACCTTTTCAATTGACATCGTAGGAAGCACACTTACCTTCTTAGTCTGATTCTGACTTATTTCTAATATAGCTGCTTGCAATTCGGCATCGGTTAATTCTTTAACTGAAGTCTCAGTTTTAATATTAAGAGTTTGGGATTGCTGAATGTAACCTGTAGCCTTTAAGTAAAGTTCGGCACTCTTGGTGTCACCAGAAATACCTTTAATATAAATGGCATCAAGTAACTTCTGAGTTCTTTCAGGAGACTGGGACAATCCTTCGACGCCCAGTTTCCAACGCTCTATAAACTGTTTTTTCTTTTCCCATGTGCCAAGTGTGTTAATATGGACTTCATGTTCTTCAGCCCAAGCCTTCTTCGTGCCAGGGGTTCTAGAGTCATCAGGGGTCAGCAGCCAAGCAAGGTATGCCTCTTGTTCTTGTGAGAGGAATAATGATTCTGTTCTAGCCACGTGGAGAAACCCTTCTGATAAATTGTATCTTCCTATTATACATAAAAAATTTTACATAAACTTGTTACTTCGGAAAAGAAAGTGTATACTATAGAGGCACTGGTAAACAAAGCGCTAGTAAGGAACCCCGGTTCTGTGCTACTAGTCACATAGCTTTACCTTTTAGGTCCGTTTGAGGGGGTCGGCCTTCGCATTTTTTTTATTAAGCATTTAAACATTCGAGTATAATAAGCCAACTCGACGGAGAGCAAACATCCGCCTGGCAGTAGTCAACCTACTGAAAAGTCCCCGGGGGCTAAGAAGACTGTTTACAAATAGAAGCATAAGATAAATATAATAATAATAATATTATAAATAAAACTTGTATTTCTTGCTGAAACAGGGTACAATTATAATATAATCAATTTAACAATAGGAGATAATAATGTCCAATCCAGCATCAGAAAAACAGATGGCACTAATTGCTAAGCATAATATGCCAGTACACAGTGACACTCTAACAATGAAAGAAGCATCAGCTATTATAGACACTTTTGCCAAGGCAAACGGATGGGCGCAAAAGCCTTTCACGCCGAAGGCTAAAGCAGAACCGACGCCAATGCCGGATTCTTTTTAATATTATTTGATTTGAGCATGCTTAGTGTGATATGATATAAGCCTCTTAGGAAAGCCCTAGGAGACTTGGGGGTAATGCCTCGAGTTACATAATCAGTGATGATGAACTAAATAGTAACTTACTAGGTTGGGGACAACTTAGAGCTTTCGTGAGGAAAAGACTTAGGACTAAACACCCTAGGTCTTTTTCTTTTATATGACCTGTGCTTAATTTGGCATATGCGAAATCTGTTCCATATTTCTGCTGTTATAATATTAAAGATAGACCGGTACTTAACAAAACAAGGGGCGGGGTATTTGAGATATGCCGTATGTCCCTAGATAGATAGAGTATCTATTATATATATGGGGTACGGGGGGGGTGGTGTGGGGGTGTGTGTCTGGGTTTGGTCTTTGATTGTTCACATCGTATCCTTGAAGCCGGCTGATATATCAACTATATATCCTAGAAGCCTTGACTTGATTCCGGAAGTATGCTATGATTGTTCTTGTCGGTAGGAGAAGGACTCGGGGGGATAGTTCTCCTACTGGCTGTTGTTAAGCTATGCCATATAAGGCCCAGGATTGTTCAGGATAACACTTGAATGGTCCTGGGCTTCTCCTTTATATCCCTTGTAGCATAAGGCTTATGAGCCGGCTATCTGGATTAGTGATGGATAAGAGCTGATATATCACGGAATGAGATACCCTCAACCTTTACTTTAGAGTTACCCTATATCGTTAGGGATTGACTGCTATCTGCATTTGTGATGGCTAATGCCATATTCATCTTATATTATAATACTTGTATTCAACTTGTATACCTTGTCCTAGACTGAGCACTCTTGTATTAGTCTCTCTATGAGTATATGTATTAGTATAATTAAAAGATTGATTGTTTGTTCTTCGCGGCGAATCATATTAAAGATTGCTTCACTGTATGGTCTATCATTTGATATGGTGGGCAGAATTATAAGAAGCAAAAGATAAACTGATGTTTCTGATATACTTGATTACTATTACATACAGGAGGATGATATGCCTAAGAAGAAGATTAATAAAGATGTTTGTGAGTCTTGCGGGAAACCCAAAGTGACCGAAGAGATGAACGCCTTTAAAGCAGTACAAGAAGCAATGAAGTACATTAGAATTAAAGATAATAACTTTGACTTGGAGGAGTTACCATTATGAGCAATACAATTACATATGCAGGAGTCATCTGGATGATAGGTGGCTGGACCTTAGGTAGAATCATTGGCATTATACTTATTGATAGATTGGATAGACGTCATGATAAATGAGATTGTATTCATGACTGTTATGTTTGCGGCGATTACAATAACTATTAAAGGATTATGTGGAATTGCAGGGAGACTTATTAAATGAAAGTTGTTGTTGCAAGCATTGCTTTGAATGAAGAGAAGCATGTGAGACGTTGGGCTGAGTCAGCCAAGGGAGCAGATTACATCTACCTCCTGGACACTGGCTCAACCGATGACACCATCAAGATTGCTAAAGAGTGTGGTGTGACTGTCATTGAACACAAGATTGTACCTTGGCACTTTGGTAATGCTCGTAACTATCTGCTTGAGCGTCTTCCTGAGGATGCTGATTGGGTTATTAACTTAGACCTTGATGAAGTTTTAATTGATGGTTGGCGCGGCCATTTGGAATCTGTTCCAGCCGGCATCACTAGACCAAGATACAACTACACTTGGAACTGGGATGCAGATGGCAATCCAGGTCTAATATATCAGGGTGATAAGATTGTTGTGCGTCATGGATACAAGTGGCACAATGCTGTACATGAAATCATGCACGAGATTGCACCATTGGTAGAGACTCAATGCTTCACTGGCCTAGAGATACACCACCATGCTGACAACACCAAGTCACGTGGCTCATACCTACCTCTCTTGCTGCTTGACGTTGAAGAAAACCCTGACAACGACCGTAATGTTTATTATGCTGCTCGAGAACTGATGTACTATGGGCGTACTGAAGAGTCAGTAGCCTTGTTCAAGCGTCACTTGACAATGCCTAGTTCTATCTGGCCACCAGAGAGAGCGTTCTCGATGCGTTACATAGCCAAGCAATCACCTGATGAACGTGAGCACTGGTTGCTACGTGGTTGTGCAGAGTATCCTTGGGGCAGAGAGTTATGGGTTGACTTAGCTACTCACTATCATGATACTCATAATTGGATTGGTTGTTATTATGCGGCCAAACGAGCACTGTCTTTGACTGACCGTGGTACGTTGTATCTAACTGAAGCTGTGATGTGGGGATGGATGCCTCATGACCTGGCTGCTCTGTCTGCATACCATCTAGGATTAAATGATGAAGCTATTGCTCAAGGTAAGATTGCATGTGAGCTTGCTCCTAATGATGCTAGATTGAAGAGTAATTTATTATTTTATTCTTTGCGCGAATCCAAAGTTAATGTGGTCATACCAACCAAGACAAACATTGGTGGCTTGACCAAGCTTGTAAACCAATTACTATCTGACACCATGGTGAATAAGATTATCATTGTTGCAGATGGCAGTGAAGCTTATGATAACTTGACTGCAATACCAAAGTTCAACAAGGTTATCAAGGTCATGGTCAACGAAGGTGTTGGCATCCATGCTATGTGGAACTTAGGCATGAACATCGCAGGTTATGACGGGCACATTGCATTCATCAATGATGATGTGTCATTGGAGAAAGACTGCATGTATGAACTAGGTGCAGTGTTGTCAAAGAATCATGACTATGGTTTGTTGTGCCC